GTCGCCAACAATCATATCTCCCAATTTTCCCGTTATAGCCTCAAATATATTGTTACCAAAGAATTTAGATAAACTCTTTGAAACATCTGATGATAAATCAGATGTTTTTGATGGGCTCCATGATTCAAAAGTCAAAGTAGGAACATATTCTACAGTAGTTACTACTTCAACTCTAAATGTGTCAGATGTACTAATACCAGTTAATAAAGCATATATAGGTGATCTAGTACAATATGTAGTTAACTCTGCGTCAACTTCTCCGCTGGCTACGTTAGTAGCTGATAAGTTACCACTACTAAATATCTAATCCATAGGATCAAGAGGTAGCCATATATATTTGATCCCTTCCTAACCAACTCCTGCTAATTGTGATTCATATGAAGTAGGATATTACCTAAGTTAATTTACTGTTGGAATTGAAACTGAACCTAAATTGGTCACGTTGAATGTCTTACCTGGTATACATCCATAAGTTATAGTACCTTGTTTTACAGTAATATTAGCCGATGGTATAATTCTAATACCACATCTTATAGTTCTAGCAGATGTCCACCTACCGTTTGTCGTATTTGTAGGGTCCATTGAATAATAATTAGTTGGAGAATTCTAAACATTGATACCTCCAGCAAGAGGGTGTGCAATACATTAATTAGGTGAATTTACCGTACCTGTTGCATAAGCAGTGGTTGAACCTGCAGCATAATTAAGTAAATTCAACCAGGATGTTGAATTAGTTCTACTTTGTTACATAAACCACTAAGGATATAGTAACAATGTAGCATTATTGGTACCTGGACTCCAATCAGCTTCAAATTTGAAGTCTAACAATGATGTCGGTTGATAAAAGTCATTTGGTGCTCTAACCGACATAGTATTAAATGGGTTAAGAACGGACTCAACATAAGCTGTAGCTGGCTTCTTAGATGTTTATTTAACACCCATAAGTTATGCTTAATATTTAGCCTTCTTATTTCTATTCTTAATCTTACCCAAAGACTCCATACCTATTGTAGTCATCTCTAATTATTTAAGTTGATTATCTACAATGTTATTATTCTAATCCTAAATCAACTTATGTAAAATTTAAATTCTAGCCTATCGCCATCCTTCTGTAAAATTAGATTCAGGCATAACCTACTTGAAATCGTCAGTACAAGTAGTTAATACTCTAACAGCAGTCTCATAAACTGATTAATTTGCTGGTGTAAGCTAGTAAAACAACTGTTCAATATCTAAGTCCTATTCAAATTTCTCTAGAAAATCTATCTATAAACCTATAAGAATTTTACCATTACTAAGTAATTACATTGGTACCGTAGATTTATTAGATGTACAACTAATTTCCTAACGTTTACTTTAATTAGGATATAACTTAGATTAATCAAAAAATGCAAATTACTTAGATAAGTGATCACAAATTTATTAAACAGTAGCTTTAGGATGTTATTTAAGGTATTCTTATCGAGCTTGTTTTATTTTCTAACCTTATGAATATTTACCCGTCTAACCTTTCTAAGGTAATCTTCTCTTCAGAGACTTCTATTACGATAACATACCAACTATAACTTAAGTATTTTTGTACGGTTTAAATGCTGAGGAATTTATATTACTAAGAGTACCTGCTTATTCTTAGGTTAGTTAAGTACTAACGAACTTGTTACCCTCTAACGATGAAGCGTTGGTAACATAGTGCTTTGCCGAGATGTTAATGTTTTTAGGTGCTTATGTATACAATAGTAAAGGGTGCAGACCTGAACTAAGGGAATTAAGATATATTATAGAAGAAAACTCCTAATTGTACTATGCTTAATTCGGATCTCCGGTTTAAGTTAAATTTGATGGTTCATTATTTAATTATTTAACATGCATAAAGTAGCCGGACCCTTTAACATAATGCATAAGTTCGAATTTTTAAACATCATTCTCAGAATACTTCAAATGTTCTAATAACATTAAAGATTAATACCAATCTTTACCTTCTATAATTAAATCCTTCTTAGTAAATTATTATGGTTTGGGATATTTATCTAATAGTAACTTAATGTAGGGTAGTGGCAACATAGTAGCTAAATTATTAGCTGTTGATTAAACTATAACATGATCTTATTCATAAGATCTAGAAGCTTGCTATATTTCTGTCACCCTTAAATATTCCCTAAAATGCTAAGTGAACATTTAATCAGATGTAAAATCTTTAGATAAATATTTAAAAGCAACTGTCTCATATTATATAATTTCTTTAACTTACTACCCTAAATTATGAGTACCTATATCTTACTCTGAATAAAATACGCGCAGAGTTTAATTTATTAATGCTGAATCTCGCCTATTACATAATACTAACGTATCATCTCCGGTACAAATTATATGATATGGTACACGAACATGTCTTAGAGCATACTTAACATATAAATAATTCCTTAAGGTATTAAAAGTTGATGTGAAACTATTACAGAATATACAGTTCCAACAACTTTAAAAGTAATAAGCATTAATTTTGACAACCTCATTTAGGCTTTTATAATTCCCGTAGTCAAATCAGCAACGAGGCGCTCTACTATATTATATGGTAATAATAATTTCTCTATGATCCTAGTCTTTCTTAATAAATAATGATCGACACAGCGCAATATACTATAATGTTAACATCTATCAAAATTACTTGTATCAAGTCCCAAAACTACAGGGTCATCTAACGACTATATTTAATCTTATATCCTATCATTCAATTCTTTAGGCGTTAATGCTATACCAGACCAAGACTGATTCTTAATATACCTTGTCAAATAATGATTAATAGTACCTCCTCCTACTAATATGTGATCAGGTGGTGAATAAATACATCTAGGAGGTTTGGTTAATTGAACATCTGAAGGTATAATTTTATATTCATTAGTTTTAGGAAAACAATCCCACACCATGGAGGTTTTAGCTCTTTACAAATTATAAAAAGAATCTTTATATTATTTATATTTCTTGATATCATGTTATTTAACATAATCCAAATATTCATTACAATCTAATATAGGTGCAGCATCCATATATTCTATTAATGACTTAACATCTTA